TTTAGTTTATTTAATACGGAGTCCATAATTGAATGAGGTCTTTTAGAAGCTAATCTTACTCTTTCAACTGGGTTCGTGTTTTCGGGATTGAATGAAATAGGTTTCGGCTCCTCGCTTAATTCTACTTCCATTTTTTTCAATGCGCTTAATTCAGCTTTCAAAGTTTCGTTTTCAGTTTTCAACGCTTCTATTTCAGAAAAGAAAGTTTCCTTAACTACGCTTTCAATAGTTTTCTTAGGTGCTGCAGTTTCTTTTTCCGCTTCTACTTCGATTTCAGTTTCTGTTTCAGGTTCTTCAACTTCTACTTCTTCTTCCATTTTCTCTTTCACCTCTTTAACGATACCTTCGTTTTCGATAACTAAAATACGTCCGTCTTCCATTTCGTATTCTCCAACTGGCAAAGGTATTTTTTGCTCATCTTCGGTAACTACAAAAACTTCCATTTCGGGTTCGAATGATTCAGCTTCGATAACTGTTACTCCGTCCGCTAATTTCATTTGTTCTAACTTTACTTCCATTCCTAAAAGTGTTCGAACTTTGTTTAAGATTTGATTTGTATTCATTTTTATTTTATTTGGTTTAATTTATTTAAAATATCAAATACTATTTTTTCATTTTTTAAAAGTTCGTTAAAACCTTTGTAATTTGCATCTTTTCTCCAATCTAAGCCCAATTCTTCGAATTTAATATCAAGCCCACTATTCATATTTGATAATTGAGTAACTAAATTTATTGCTTTTCTCATTTTATCTTTTACATCATTTGTGTTTTTTACAAGATTAGGGTAATCTTTTTGTAAAATTTCATTGATTAAAGATGTAGCAGTAGATTTAGCACTTGTATAATCTTCAATTAAACCCAATTCTACTTCGTGTTTTGCTAATTGAGTTTCCTCTTTAAAGAGTTTGTTGTAAATTGTTTTTCTTGTGTTCATAGTTATGTTTTAAACGATTAATAAATTATGCTGTTACTTTTTTATCCGTTTTGACGTATTGTTGTCCTTACTCCGTTTACGTCAGTTGTCGTTACTTGTTGAGGTGTTACACTTGCTGTTTTACCAATTCCTTGAGCGTGTAAAGTTCCGTCACAACATTTTTTTGAGTAAGTGTTGTCCTCACATAGGCAACCCCTTCGACCTCCTTTAGGGCTTGCTTTGCTAACTGTTCTTTGCGACATTTTGTTTGTTTAAAAATTTGCTACTAAATTCCAAGCAGACTGTATTTTATCTCTCGTATCTTCTAATTGTTTTCTTGAGTTTAAATATTCTTTGTATGCAGGTATTGTTGCAACATCAATCCCCAATTCTTTACTCATTTTTTTTATAGCGTCAAATTGATTATTTAACTTTCCTATTGTATCAGCAGATAATTTTTTATTAGACTCATATCTTTTTTCAATATCAGACTTTTGTTTTAATGCACCTTCGAAAAGTGTTTTTAATTTATTAGCATCTGCATATAATTCGTTTATTGAATTTAATACATTTGGAAGGCTTTTATTTATTTCTGCTTTTAAATCATCAACTAAACCTAATTCTATTTCGTGTTTAGCTAATTTTACTTCTTCAGCATTTTTCTCTAATTGAGAAACCATTTTAAAAATGTTGTTTAGTTTATTCATTGTTATTTATTTCTGATTTGTTCTAATTTTCTTTGCGCCCATTCAATACCAGCGTCACCACCCCAACTTAGCCACATTAATCGTCCGCATCCATCACCAAGTTCCTTTTGTGAGTTTTCTTTGTGACGTGCAAAACTCGCCATTCTTGAAATAGTTTCTTCGCTTATATTTTCTCCGTTTGCTAATTGATTTGCTCGGGCTTTTCCTACTGGTGTACCGCAATCTCCCCACCCGTTTTCCTCAGCGTATCTTAATGCTATCTTTGCGTTTTCGCTTGCTTGTTTCGGGTAGTCGTTATAAGTTTCTAATTTAGTATCAAGAATTTCTTTAAGAAAAGCTATTGTTTCTTCCCGTTCGTTTTTTTCTTGGCTCATTTCGTATCTATCAGCAAAATATCCCTCTATTGAAAAACCTTTTACTTTTCCGTCTTTTACGTCTTTCCAAACATCATCGTTATTTACCTTCATTGAAATCATCCAAGTTCCTTTCGGTAAATTAAACCCGTACTTTACAGATTTATCGTGAACCTCATCTTCGATTAACCAACTTTCAACAACCGACATACCTTTTAACTTTTGGTTATGTTCGTAGGTAGCGTTGTTTTGATTAGAACGCATTAAGAATAATTCAGAAGCCTTTTTAACGGTATCTTCGCTGAAATATATGTAATATGCTTTTCCGTCTTTGTCAGCCCTTAAAATTTGTTTGTTAGGAACTAAAGCAGCACCCATTAAGATTTTCTTTTCTGCGTCTACTTCTTTTAGTTCTATTTCGTGTTTTGCAAGGGCTATAAAGTTTTCTTCGATAGCAGGTGAATGAACTACTGAAACTGCGTGGATGCCTGTTTGTAAATCGTTTTCGTCAATGATTAACTCGATTATTTTTTTATCCATAATTTTTAAACGTTATAAAGTTGCATTTTGTAACCTATTTCTTTCAAGGCTTAATCCGTTTGCTACGTCGCCACTTACTACATAAGCCCTTGTAGGTTGCTGTTGAATTTGTGCTAATTGATTAACTCCCGAACTTCCAATAACATTAAAGTTAGGTGCAACCATACCGCCACCACCACCACCACCACCAGCTGGGGCAGAACCACCACCCGAAGAACCACCGCCCTCGAATTTTTGAGAAGCAATTTTTGCAACGTTTACTAAACCTGCGGCGATTGCCATACCTGCAGCAATACCACCTCGAACAGGTGAACTTGGGTCAGGTACAGGAACAAATTGAGAAGCGTAAGCAGCCGTAGCACTTTGGTAGGTCGAAATAATTGCCGTTGCTATATTTGCAGCCTTTTGAATTTGGAATGCTCTACGTGCTGCCTTTTCTGATTTCTTGCCAAATAATTCAGTTAAGTTTGCAATCGTGCTTAAACCTGATAATGCCATTTCAATACCAAAATCTCTATTTCTTTTTTTAAGTTCATTAGCCGCATCCTCTTGCGCTTTTATTTTGTCTAAATATTCTTGATTAGCTTGAACTTTTAAGTCGTTCTGTTGCTTTTGAAATTCAGTCTCTTGTTTTTCTTTATTTATTCTTTCATTCGAAGCATCTAAAACAGATTTAGTTTTTAACTTCTCAATGTTAGAATATTTTTCTTGATGTTCTTTTTGTTTACGTTCTTCTTCGCTTAATGCATCCTCACGTGCTTTTTTAGCATCTTCAACTGCTTGTTTATCTATTGCTTTTACTTGTAATTGAAAACCTGCTTTTTGGTTTTCTAAGCCTTTTAATTCTTTTTCAAGTTCTTTTCGTGTTTTTTCTCCTTCGCTTTTTACTTCTTCTACATTGAATATTGAACCTGCAATAAACCCACTAAACTGGCTTTGCATATCATCCAAAGTTTTGCTTAAATCGAAACTAACTAACTTACCTAACCCTAACGCCTCAGAAACTTTGTTAGCCCCTTTAATAGCCATATCAATAGGCATTAACATTAATTTAGGTAGGAATAATGCAGCATCTAAAGTAAAGTCAACTATCTTTTTTGTTAGGTTGTAATTTTTAATTGCGGCTTCTTCTTCTGCCTTACTTGTTTTAATTACATTTTGTAGTTCGATTTTCCCTAACTCAATAGCTGAATTTACCTTGGCTATTTTTAAATTTAAAATTTCACGTTCGCTTTTACCTTGCAACTTTAAAATATTGTCTTGAGCGTCTAATGTCGATAATTGCTCCTTTGAAGTTTCAAAGTTTTTATGACTTTCTTCGTTTAACTTTTGTTGTTCTGCTGTTACACCACTTACAGCCGCTTTAATATCATCCCAATAAGCAACAATAGTTCCTAACGCAACTAAAAATAAACCGATACCAGTTGCTGCTAAACCCGTTCTAATTCCTTTTAATGCGTCAAGTGCTACCGTTCCTAATTGTTTAAAAGAATCTTTAGCTTCCATTAACCCCTGTAGCCCTTGCGAAAGCGCCATAACGGATTGAAGCCTAACCATTGTTTCTTGAAGAGATTTACTTTCTACTCCAATTAAACCTAATGCACCTTCAAACGCTTGGAACCCGTCTAATACACCGCCTACGGATTTACTTAACGCATTAAATTTAGCATCAGGGTTAAATGAATCTACTAAGTCTTTTGAGAACCCTATTTGGTCTTTTAATTCTGCTGCTGCTTTTGCCGCATTAATAGCTTGCTGAGAAGTTTCTCCGTATTGAGCAGAAACCTTTTGTAGTTCTTGTACGGCTTCTTTATATTGAGCCTTTAAACTTTTGCTATTATCTTGAATTTCTAATTCAATTACCCTTTTTTCTGCCATTGTGTTTTACTTTAAATTCTCTATACGCTTGTTTCCAAATTTCTCGAACGCTGTTTTTTACTTCGTGTTTTCCTTTAGCTATTTCGATGTTATCTGAAACACCTACGAAATCACTAATTTTTAACATATCAATTATTGCTTTTACCATTATGCTGATTGTATTACTGTTAATGTTTGAGTCGTTCCATTTACATAAGTAACCGTTACTATCCATTGCCTATCTAAGCCCGTTGTATTTACTGGAACAACTAACGTTACTTGTTTTGTTTCTACGTTTCCAACTGCCCATGTTTGATTAGGAACAATAATACCTATCGTTGGAGGGTCGCTTGTTATTACTGCGCTTTGGTTACCTTCTCTATACGGAACCCGTAAACTAATAAAATTAATTCCGTTGTCTACTAAATCAACGTTTCCTAAACTAATATCCCTAAAGTCATTGTAAAGGCTTAATGTAGCTTCACCACTTGTTAACTCTAATTTTATGTCATTAATAATATAACGCTTGTCACGAATTATTAACCTATCGTTTAATTGAAGATTTGTAACAATGCTTAAAGGTAACATCGCTTTAATCGTAGTTAACCTTTGTTTGAGGTTATATAAATTTGATAGATAATTAAAATAATAAGTAGCAAATAATCCGTTTTGTTCCGTGTTTTTGGTAATTATTGAATTATCAGCACCAAAGTTTAACGAGAAGTTGTTTCCTCCTGTCACTACGTCTTGACCGAACAAAGTATAGTTAGTTATATTTACGTTTGTTGTTCCGTTATAAAATTTTATATTAACTGGTAGCGTTCCCGTGTTTCCGTATAAATAAAGCAAAGTTGGTTTAGGTATATAACTTTGGTAGTTTTGGTTTAAGAAATAACCCAATATTGCCGTGTTAGTTGTTGTCGTTCCTACAGCTTCAACAAACAATAAATTTTCAAACGGGCTTTCTACTCTATAATCTCCGCCATCGTAACTATAAACGTTATCCGTATCTCCATACTCTGAGTTAGAAATAGCAAAATAATTTCTATTTGCGAATGATTCGCTTTTTTGATACCTAAAATTAATGTTTCTAAACAAAGGAACCCTGCTTATATCTGCCGTTTCTGAATCCGTGTATTTTGTTACGTCAATAGTAGCTCCGTTATTGTACCAATTTTCTAATGGTAACACTTGAAATTGTCGTTCTGCTAAACCAACGCAAGTCATATTAAACTGCCGCATAATACCTGTAAAGAAGTCTGTTATCTTCATATCAGGTAAATGATTCCTTATGTCTAAATCTGCCGTTAAAACGTTTAAATTCGTGTTTATCGTTGATATATTACCATAACTTCCAAAAGGGTCTGCTGAGTTAAAAAAATACGATTCATAACTAAAGTCCATATCAATATTCATTGCAACATTTGCTTTTAACTGAAAATTGAATATTTCATTGTTACTCGGAATAGGAATTGAGTTTGCACCTAACCCACCATAAACTAATATTGAGTAAGTTCCAACCGTTGTAATATTAATAGTTGAAAAGTAACTTCCGTTTTTAAATATATCTAAATAAGCTGTTTCAGCACTTGACTTCGTGTTGACTACTAAATTTATATTAATTTGAAAAATCAATGCATTAAATGCTGCGTTTGAATCTATTGTTAAAGTGCTATTTGGAATGTCAACGTAATTTTGCGGATTGTAATTATTTTCAGGAACCGTTGTTGTTGAAACCGTGTCAAATGTTACGTCAGAAATTTGAGTAACAAAACTCATTAAATTAGCGTTCTTTGCTTCTAAAAATAATTTAGTAAAACGTTCATCAGTAAAAAAGTCACCTACAAAATTAACATCAAAGTCGTTTTGAATTGCATCAAACAAACGAGCAACTTTAACCGCAGGGAATAATTCCCCATAATTTAAACCACCAATAATAGTAGTAATATCGTTAGCTGTTCCGTCCGCATACGTCCAAAGTCTATTGTTTGCAATTAAAGGAAATCTAACATCGTAATCCGTTGCCGTGTCCGTTATTCTGTTTAATACGTTTGTGCCGTTATAAGTAAACGCTAAGGAACTTAAATCTAATTGGTTAATCTTTGTTTCTCCAAATATATCTTTAAGGTTTGTAAGCTGCCCGTAAAACGTAATTGAATAATTATCTATTAAGCCGTTCTTCGTGTTTGCCTTCTCAAGTGTAATTACCCCAGTTCTAAAAGGAATGAAATCTATTTCAATATAAGCAGGTCTTTTTAAATTATGGTCTAAAGTTCCGTCAACATCATTTTGATAAAAATGTTCGAATATTTTGTTATTAACTATGCTTCCCGGCACGGTAAAACTTTGGCTAAAATCAGTTCTTATAGCAGCAAGGTCGCTGAGCGTTTGAACGTTTAACGTTATGTTTATTTTTTCATCGTCAAATAATTCAAGTCGTTCATATTGTAAATCCGTGCAAGGTCCTGTAACTAAATATTCAAGTTCTGCACTTTCTCCGAAAACTTCCCAATCTTGTAAAAACGGGTAGTAAACATCACTTGAAGAAAAATAAGTATAAGTAACTCCGCCTATTGTAATTTCTATTATCCATTGAGTGCCATCCCAATAAATATAAATTGACGGGGTAAACACCGAACTTTCAGTTATTAAATAATCGCCGTCCTCCGTTGTTATGTAATCTCCGTCTTCTGTTACAATGTAATCTCCTTCCGTAAAACCCGTGTTAAATGAATACTCGGGTCTATCGTTTAAAAAATCAATTCTTGGCACGTCAATAGTTTGCGACTGCCCGTCAACTGTAAAAGTTACACGAATGCAATCAATATCGGTTACTTGTCTGCCTATGTATATTTGTACCGTTCTCATTAACTAATTGAGTTTATAACATCGTAAGCCATTTCAAATTCCATTTGATAGTTAATTGTTTTCGTGTTTATGTTTTTAAACTTCTCAATAGATTTAGTTTTTAAAATTGCAGGAAAAGGACGACCTGAATAACCAACTCTAATTGTTTCACTTAATAAAAGTTCTTCAATTATTTGTTTGTAATTTTCATTAACCCACCCCGTGTTAGCTTTTATGGTTCTTTTTGCATTCGTGTTAAAGTTTTTATATTGACCTTCACTACGCTGGTAATCAGGAAACACTAAAGGGTTTAATTTGTACTTATTGTTTTCCATTTCAACATTCTCAGTCGAAGCCTTAAAAAAGAACTCACGTTGCCAACCACCCCAACGATTTATAAAATCAATAGTAACTACCTCGTATTTACATTCGCATTGAGGAACAAAATAATAAGTTCCTACTACAGCTTCGTCTGCGTCTAATATCTCTACTTTATTACCTTGACTTATCCAACTCGCCCAAACTTTAATTACATTAACTACTGAATCTACTCCGATATTAAAATTCTCAGTATCTCCATCTTCTAAATTAGTATAAACTACTTGCCAATAATTATTTGTTCCTGCTGCCCCTGTTACGATTGTAAAACCTTCTGGGTCAACGTCACAAGGGTAGTAATAAACATTTGCACCGCCGTAATTACTTAAATCAGTTAATAAAATTTGTTGACCTGAATAATTATATCCGTCTTCATAATAACCGAACCCGTCAAACGCTTTATCAGTAAAAGTGTCTATTAAACTTTCAACACCTCCCAAAGTGTAATATCTTTTCCATTCTACATTACAATAAGCGTAATCATTTGTTAAGTCATCACTACCTCCAACATCGGGGCTTGACTGCGAAAAGTCGAAAAACTCACGAATGAAAGGAGCAATATTATAATAAGTTTCTGTTTGGTTTGAACTTGGAATTTTTTTACTAAGTGAATAAGTAGGTGCTGCAGGTGCTGACCCAGTTCCGTTCCATAAAAACAATTCTAATCGTGTGCTTTCTTGAGCAAGTTCATCTATCGTTACAATATATGGGCTTCGTGCAAATATCATTTTCTAAATGTTTGGTTCATTATGTCATTAAATAAATCTTCAACCTCAAACCCGTAGCTTTCTATTAAGTCATCGGGTAGGTTCTTAAAAGCTGCTTCAAATGGTTTTGTAAAAAATAAACTTGGTTTAATTCCTTTCTCAAATATGGAACGAGCAATAGCAAAATTTAAACCTTTACGGCTTTGGAATTTACCACCTGCTCCCCTCGGTGCAATGCCTCGTCTTATAGTCCATTTATCAAATGCTTTTGGCGGCGGCATTTTAGATTTATAACTAAATGGAGTATCATATTTTTTCTTAACTCCTGAAACCCCTTTATCTTGAAAGAACCCGTATTCTTCCATATCAAAATAAATACCTATTGAGTTCGGAAAGGCTTTTGCTTCGCCTTTAATTGAGTTGTATAGTTTCTTAGAAGCGTTTTTACCAGTAGTCGTTAAATTCTTTTTTGCTTGACTAACAACGTGCTTAATAAATCGGTCTAAAGTTTCTTGCCTGTTATCCATCGCAAACAGTCATTTCGTTGCCTATCAAATAATCAAATGTCATCGTCCAACCTGCTAAGTTGTTTTCGAACCTTTCTATAAATGGTTCACAAGTTGGGTTGCCGTCAATGATTCCTAAATTTAAAAAGTAATCGCCACGAGTTAATCTATCGTAAACACGATTTAACATTGTTATCTGAGTGTTCAATACGTCTTGCTCGTTATCATTTCCTACAAAAATGTCAGTTGTTTCGTCTTTTGATATGTCTACAACATCCATAGCAATAATAGAAATATTATAACGAATAACATTACTTTCAAACGTTGCATTATTTACAATGATATGAGCCAAAGGAAATATAGTTTGTTTAGCTAAATCAATTCTAAATATATCGCCTTGCGTTACCGTGTTCACTAACTCCGTATCTTCTAACTCAGATTTAATTATGTTTAATATTCCGTAATAACTCATAGTCCTTTTTTAAATTGTCTGTTTAATTCACGTTGCTCGATTTCGATTTTCTGCTTTTCGAAAGTAAGAAAGGTAAGTGCTGTTGTAAGTCGAAGTCGGGTAACTTCTTCAAACTTTGTGACGTCTCCTTTAGCTGCTGCATATATGCTTTGATACCATCCCCATTGTTTACTAAATTGAGTTCTTTCGCTAAAGTCGTTGCTATCTCCTTCTCCTTCATTATCTCCGTCTCCAAATAAGACAGGGTAGCCCCTAACAACTCGTTCTCTAAATTGTAAAAAAAAACCTTGGCTGCTAATGCTATATCTAAACTAACGTTTTCCATTATTTCCGAATAGTTAGCAGAACTTTCGTAAGGTTCAATTTTATACTTGTCTCCGTGTTTTTCTACAATAGGACGATACATTACCGCCATTGCTTTATGAAACGTGTTTATATCGCTTATATTCGCTTCTAAGTCTATATATTCTCCCCAGCTCATATTTTCTAAGTTAGGAATAAACCCAAATTCAACTCCTGCAATCTTAAACCTATTTTTAAATTCAGGCTTTTGTTTAAACATCGCAGCAAAATGGTGGCTTAATGCTTCTATTTCTTTAAACTGAATTTTAACTACTTCTTTTAGTTCGATACCGCAGAAACATTGTATCATTTTCTCAGCTAAAAAAACTTCGTCATTCGTGTTTTTGGCAATACCTAAAAACTTTTGATAATGCTTTAAAGGTATCTCACTTAACTTTGTTGGTACGATTAATTCTAACTTCATATTATTTAAACGTTTTATTTTGTTTATTGTAGTACACGGCAACTGCATACGCTTCGCCAAGTAATATTAAATGCTTTCTTAAATTCATTGAGTCGTTAAAAACTATCTTTACACGTTTACCCGTTCTAATATACACATAGTTCTCAACTTCTTGGGTCATCACCGCTGTGTTATCTGTCATTAACGTATATTATATGTTCCGTAATTTCGTTTTAACCCTAATGTTTCCATTTCGTGATAACGTAGCGCATCAATAGCGTGGTTATTTGTGTCAATAGGTTTGTTTAATCGTGTGCCTTGTTTGTCTACGTCCCAGCAATAAGCCCGAAGTTCTTTGATTAAATTAACGCTGTTTGACGTAACTAAATATTCTTGGCTTTGCATAACATCAATTCCGTAGTTAATTGAGTCTTTGCCCTTTGTAACTCCTTTAATCGTCTTTCCGTAGCGTCTTATTTCGTCTATAGACTTAGGTTCGGAGCTGTCCGCATATATCGGGCAACTATTAGGAAGTGTTTTAGCTATGTCTGAGTTTAACATTCCTGTTCGGTAAACTAATTCGTTTAAGATTCGTGTTCCGTTATGGTTGTAAATTTCAACTGCTGCTGTTGGGTCGTTTGTATATCCAAAGTCTAAACCTATCCCGATTAACTTTGCTTCTTTTGGTATGGTGTCAATCTGTTTCCAGTTGCTAAATATAACACCTTCTAACATTCCTATTTCACCTAACCCATAAACTCGCCACCAGTTACCCCAATATGCACTTGTTTCGGCTTTTAAGCGATTCTTTTCTATTTGCTCAACTATTGAGTTGTCTAATGCTTCATTGTCTTTGTAAGTAAGTATTATAAAGTCAGCATCGGGTTCGTCTTTTAGTTCGGTATGTACCCAAAATTCGTTAGCCGGGTTAAAGTCTAAAAATACTTCTTTTTTAGTCCGTATAGAAAGTTCATTATAAGATTCAAAGGTAACATTATTACACTCGTTAATATATAGAATATCACGGCGAGCA